GATGCTGATCAAATAATTTCAGAGCAAAGCAATAGTGATGTTTGGATTGGTTTAGATGATGATTCAAAAAAAATGTTATTAATTCAGTCAAGTATTGCAGTTGATGGTGCTATGATGTATCAAGGTGCAAAAACGATTGAAACACAGTTTTTAAAATTTCCACGCGATTGTTCTTATGAAATACCTTTGCAGATTAAATTTGCAACAGCATTTACAGCTTTATTGTTTAGCAATGATGATATATACAAAAATATTAAGAGGGAAAAAATAGCAAAGCACGAAACTGAATATTACGGAAATAGTGCAAAGGAAATTGATCCAATGGTACTTGCGTATTTAGAACCTTTGAGAGCTAGAACTGTTCGCATAAAGGCACATAATGAATAATAGCAAAAGACTAATAAGAAAATATGGTGAGCCAATAAGTATTGGTGCAATTGCTACTAAAGCATATTTTGAGGAAGAAAGAAAAACTTACTACTTAAAAAAAGAAGCTATATATACACTATTTGATATTGAAGTTATTCATACTGTAGAAAATGTTTTACTAGATGATGCACTTTTGTTACACGGTAAAGCGTATGGAATATTAAGCACTAAGGGATATTATACAAGAGGTGTTATGGATTATTGCGAAACAATTGCTTTTGAAGATGATTTTGATAGAAGTATATCAATTAAGAAACAATCGCTTTCGCAAGGTGGGTGCAGTTTACCATCAGAGGGCGAAGAAGCACCAATTGATACACTTGCTAGAATAAAAACGGTTGATGCTACAAAATATACTCAATTTGCATTGCAAGGTGCAAAAGTTCCTTCACATATGATAGTTATAAAATATTTATTTGGTGTTGGTGTTGGCGATTTGATCGAGTGGGGTTTGAGAAAGTTTGAAATATTAACGATTGAAAACCACGATGAAAGAGATGTGTTATTATGTTTTAATTGTATCGAGGTTTTATAGTGCCAAAGTTTGAATTTGATTTTGATGAATTTGCAAAAGCTTCACTTAGTGAAATAGGCGATGTGCTTGTTGATGGTGCAAGAAAAAATATGAATGAAGTTTCAAATGGTAGAACTTATATCATTAATGGAAAAGCACACATTGCATCAAAGGAAGGTGATAGTGCTAATAATTTAAGTGGTGCTTTAAATGATACAATTAGATATAAAATAGATGGCACAGTTTTAGAATTTGGTGCAGGTAATGAGAATATTAATTATGCAAAATACCTTGAAAATCCAAACATTCTTAATCGTCCAAACTACACAAAAACAATTGTAGAAAATGAATCAAAGATAAACAAGATAATACAAAAAGAATTTTTAGATAACATAAGGTTTAGATAATGTTAGATTTAATCATTAAAAAGATAAAAGAAAACATAGCACAGTATACACAATTATTTGACTTGACAACAGTTAGTGAAAATTGCACAGCACAAAGTAATATATTAACTATTGCAGGTTTGGATGGTGAGTATATTTTGAGCGGTGCAGTTGATAGTATTGCTAGTTCCGGTTGTTTTAATACAACACAAGAGTTTGATAATGGTGTTGCAATTACTGATTGTTTTTTTGGAAATGATGCAGTTATTGTTCCTTGTGTTGTGCATACAGTAAATGCAGGGGAAGCACTTACAAGAGAATTTGCAATTGAAAAGATGAATGATAAGAAAACACCAAATGCAATTATCGCGTACTGGAGTGGAACATCAAACACACAAAACAATTACACATATACAATTAGTGAAGATGCAAACACAAAATTAAAAGTGGATTTTGGTGTTATGTTTAGAGTAAAAGCATCCGATATGGTTGCTATTGGTGGTTGCGATTCACTTGATATGATATTTATTAAAAGTGTGATTGAGACTAAAGAGAAAAACATTAATGCGACATTAGTTAAATTTGAAAGTATTAAAAATAGATTTTATTCAGGCGATTATCTAGTGATAGATATTGGATTTAGTTATTTGGAAGATATGCAATTGAATGAAGCTATTAAAAGTCGTGCTAAGCATTTTGACGCTACACTTAACAATGTAGAAACAAAAATATAGAAAGGTAGAAAAATGGCAGATTTACAAGCACCGATAATTAATTGGCAAATTAAAAAAGGTGAAACAAAAGCAGGACTAGAAGAACAGCGTGTGCTTATTATTGCACAAGGTGCAGGAACAGCACCGTTCAAGGAGTTGCAGGAAGATGTGCAACCGACAGAAGTTGAAGCACTATTTGGAGCAGGAACACTAGCAACTAGAGCTTATCAAAACTTTAGAAAATACAATAAAGCAAATGAGGTTGATATTATTTCACTTCAAGAGCCAGTAGGTGGAACAGCAGGACAAGGTGGTTTTTTAATTGAAGGTACAGCAACAGAAAACAAAACTTTAAATTATAGAATTGGAGATGATCAATTTTTAGTATCAACAACAATAATTAAAGGTGAAACAGATGCAGAAATTGCAGTTAAAATAGCAACAGACATTAATGCAAAAGGTTATCCATTTACAGCTTCACTCGATGGCGTTGATTTGTCTTTAGTGTTGATTGATTTTGATTTTAAAGGTGAAATGTCAAATGGATTAACTGTTTCAGTTGATACAAAAAGAGTTGCAGGAATTACATTCACGCCAGTAGCATTTTCAGGTGGTGCAGGTTCGCATGATACTGCAGATTTATTTGATGGAATTACAAAAAGATTTCATAGTGTGCTTTTTGATGAAGCAATGAATTTTGACGATGTAGAAACATTCTTACAAGGTAGAGTAAATTTAACTAACACAGTAAAAGGTGGAAGCGGTTTTAAAATGCTTAATGGAACAATTTCAACAACAAAAGCGTTTGCAGATTCTAAAAACTCACAAACAATGACTGTATTTGCAAATCTTGATGAAATGAAAATAAACGCTTTACCAATTTTAGCAGTTTCAGAATTTGTTGCAAAAAGAGCATTAAGACTTACAGAAGATGCAGTATTAGGTGATTTAGTTATTGAAGCACAAGAAGCATTCGGCGGAATTGAAAAGGCATCATTGCCATATCATAATACACCAATGAGTTATAAGAAACCAAAAAAAGAAATTATAATTGAACAAGTTATTGATCTAAACGATAGCGGTTTAAGTTTGATTGTTCCAACTGATACAGGTACAACACTTGGAAGTTTGGTTACTTTATACAAAAGAGACGGTACAGGAGTCCTAGATACTACTTTTAAATATCTAAATGCAATGGACACATCTTATGCAATACAAGAGTATTTGTTTAATAATTCTCAATCTGAATTTGGGCAAACAAGAGCAACTAACGGTGATTTAGTTGAAGGTGTTGCGATGACAAATCCCGAAAGTGTAGCATCATACATTATTGGTTTATATGATGATTTAGTTGATTTTGCACTAGCACAAGGTGGAGCAGATGCAAAAAAATCATTTATAAAAACACTTGAAGTTTCACTTGATGCAACAACAGGTACATATTCAGTTTTTGCACCGGTTGCAATAGTGGCACAGTTCCGTGGTTTAAATGGTGTTGTTGCAATTAGTTATACATTTAATTAGAAAGGTAGAGAATGAGTAATTTAATAAATTTAAACACCGTTTTAATTAACGGTGTAACAGTAGCGGTTGTTGGTAAGCCAGTTTATAAAAGAGGTGTTCCGAAAGTAGAAGTTTTAACTGCAACGGTTGGAAATAAAATAAGCACATATCAAAATGTAAATTATGAAGAAGCAACTGGAATGGTTAAGGTTTCAATTCAGCCAACAAAAACAAACATTGAATTAATTGAAGGTTGGCAAGATAATATTGGTAAAAATTCAATAAGATTGCTTGATGCAACTGAAAAACTAACTAAAACTTTTAATCAGATGTCAATTGAGGAAGATTTAGATATTGACACATCAGCACCAATTGAGATTACATTCAAGGGTGGAACTGCTTCATAATATGATTTACAGTTTTAAATGATATAATGTAAAAGTAAAAAGGGTTAGTGTTTTACACTAGCCTTTTTTTAAAATAAAAAACAGAAAAGGGTTAAAATGTTATACAAATTAGAAAGACCATTAAGTGTTTACAATGGAGAAGAAACAGTTGATTGTAGCGATGTAGTAGTATCGTTCACAGGAAGAAAAGGTTTAAAAGTATTAAAAAGAATACAAGATACTATTTATAAATCATTTGCAGAGCAAGCAAAAAATGCAAATACACAAAAAGCACAAGATGAAAAAGATGATGAAATTCTAAAAGTTGAAGATGTTTACGATATGTTAGAAATGACAGGAAATAGTGAAAAGATTTTTGATGAAGTTGAAGGAACTTTAAAAGCATTTGCCACAATGGAAAACAAAAAAATGACAGAAGCACAACTTGATGAGATTAACACAGATGATCTTGACGGATTATGTAGAGGTGTATTAGAACATTTTTTATTGCCAAAGATTTGCCAAAAGATGAACAGTATGAAGAAATAGCATTTGAAATATGCTATTTCATGAATGGTGGTGTGCAATATGATTATTTACTTAATGATATTGACATACTAGAATTTTTAAAATTAAGAAAAATGGTTGCTAGATTAAGCAGAAAGCAACAAAGCGAAATGAATAAAAAATAAAAAGGTTTGGTTATGGCATTCGATTATTCAGTTAAATTTAACGCAATAGATAAAATAAGTGGTGTTGTAGATAGAATGAATAAGAAGATGTCACAAGCAAGTTCAATTGCTAGAAGGGTTTCATCAAGCGTTCAAAATTCTTTTAATAGATTAAATCTAACAAGTAACTTCAAAATAAAAACACAACAAGCATTACAAAGTATAAAGAAAGTTCAAGGAAAAATAAAAGATATGGCAAAAAAGCCAATTGATATTTCTTTATCTTTTGGAAGTTTGGTTGCAACAGGTGCAACACTAGGTATTCCAATACAAAGGGCGATATTATTTGAAAAAGCTTTTGCAGGTGTTAAAAAAGTTGTAAATGGAACAGATGCAGAAATTGCAAAGCTACAGAAAGACATTGTTGATATGACAAGAGTTATCCCAAAAAGTGCAAGTGAAATATCACAAATGGTTGAAGCCGGTGCTAAAATGGGATTTTCAATTGAAAAACTAGCACAGTTCGCAACAATAACCGCCAAAGCATCAGTTGCTTTTGATATGACAGCACAAGAAGCAGGAGATGCTTTTGGTAAAATATCAACACAACTTGGCTTCACTATCCCTATGCTTGAAGATTTTGGAGATAAAATAAATCATCTATCAGATAGTACCGCATCAAGTGCTAAAAATATGATTGATATTGTAAAAAGAACCGCAGGAGTTACAAGCACATTAAAATTTGACACAAGCACCATTGTTGGACTTGCATCATTTGCGGATCAAATGAGTGTTAGTTCTGAAATTGGTGCAACTGCAATGAACCAAATTTTAGAAGGAATGAGAAAAACAGAATTTGGTGCTGAAATGCTTAGAAAAAGAGGCGGTTTCGCACTTGTTGATTTAGCTGAAAAGTTCAAAACGCTAGAAGGCACAGCAAGAACAAAAGCACTTAAAGATATGTTTGGAGCTGGAGAAGGTG